AATCATGATCCCATGATTCAAGAACGTCTGCTTTAGTGTGTGTTAATTGAGATAGAATGAATAATACAGTCTTACCACAATCTAAACTTGCTCTACGAACATTGTTCTTATTCTTTTCTAAGTAGTAAGTAATTTCTTCATCAGAAAGTAGGTCATAGGCATTACCAATTAAACCCACGTTTAGTCTCACTTCTTGGACTAATGTTAATGCCATTATTATTTCCTTTGTTTTTAATTCTTTTGTTTACTATTCTAATTGTTTATAATTCTAATATCGATGCAACCCCCTAAGAAGTTGCATTGTATTAAAACTTAATTTATTAAGATTAGTTGCCTTTCAATCTTCCGAAGTATTCTAACTCTGCTTGTTCACGAGCTTCTACAGCATCTTCAAAGAGTTTGTACTTACCTAAGTCGATCTTTTTACCATCTTTATGTATATAGGCTTCCCATACACACCCTGCTTTATAAAAGGATACCCCTGTTTTTCCAGAAGTGTTTTTACATTGCTGTCTTTGGTTGTATTGTTGCCATGAACGATCTCTCCAACAACAATTCTCAGGATTGTAATTACCGTTAACATCTTCCCTATCTAATTTCTCTCTTTCAAACATCATCTCTTCATCATGTCTTTGTTGTTCTAAAGCTTGAGCTTGTTGAGCTAATTCTTGTTCATGTTGAATTTGTTGTTGTTGATTTTGTTCTAATTTTAATTCTTTATATTTTATAGTAGCTTCTAATTCAGCCATAGAATCATTTTTATAAATTTTAACTAAATCACTAACAGCTAATAAACCATTTTGTAACATTGATTGAGCTTGATTTTTAAGCAATTCAAATAATTCTTGTTCTTTAACATTATCTGATACATATAAACCATAATCAGAATCTCCTAATTTAGCACCATCAATTGTTATTTGTTGAATCATATTATCATCTACCCAATCAATTGTTTGAGTACCCTCAGCTAAAGTTATTTTATAGGTTTCAATGATATGTTCTATTACTCTTTTCTTGAAGTTATTGTGTTTTATAAACCACAATTTAGTTACAATACTGTTTGACCTATAGCTGCATTTACACCTGTAGCAGTTTCACTAGCAGCTATTTGTGCCATAGCTTGAGGAGATAACCCTATAATATCATTCATTAATCTTTCTAACTCTCTAAGAGCTGTAAAAAAGCCTTGAATGTTATTACTTAAAGTCATATCAACAGAAGAAAATTGATTAAATTTAGCAACTTGTTCACCAAAATTACCTTCTTCTGCACTATTAATCCAAGCTATATTATGAGTTTCAAAATAGTGCATCCATTGTTCTATAGACCATCCTTGAGATTTAGGCATTTGAGCTAAATCCATTATAAACTTTTTACCTTTAGCTCTAGCTAATTCTTCTTCAAACTTATACCAAATTATGTTATAAGCTTTCATATGAGGTGATAATAAATCAACTATACTAGTAGCTTCACTATTCATTGAATTATAAATAGTACCTATGTAATTTAATTTACCTTGTATTTGATTTTTAGCAGGTCTACCGTAAATTAATATACTACCAATCATACAAGATTCCCAAATATCAGTAACCCATTCTTCTTTTTTATTTATAATGTAGGGTTTTAATTCTTTTGGTATTTTATCTTCTTCTGTTAATAAAGCTTCTTGTTGTTCATTATTTTCATCTATATAAGTTATATAGGTTAATTTTTTCATAGATTTCCAATTACAATATGTAACTGGTATTCCTGCCCAATCTTTTTGAATAGATTCATATAATCCATGAGAATAATAATCAAAATCATCAGGTATTTGACCTGCTTGAACATAATTATTCATCATATTATTAGGTGAAAAGAAATTACCCTTTTCTATTTGATCTATTTGTTCTTCAGTTAAATACTGTCCTAATTCATCAATTATTTGACCAACATTCATCATTCTTACTTCTGAACAACCTTGACTATCTTCAATATGTTCTATTTCAGAATGAGCTATGTAACTAAAAAATAAAGGATTTACAGATCTATGATTAACTTTACCATTAACTATTCCTACGTGCATTATTTCTTCAGCACTACCAGCAGCATATTTAAAACATTTATTAAATTTATCTTTTAAACCATCTCTGTTATAAGTTATTTTTAACAGTAAGTTTAAATACTTTTCTCTTTCTCCTTGATAAGAAAATTGATTATAAAATTCTAACTCTTGTGGTGATTTATAGTCTTGACTTTGAGCATCTTCAGGAGAAATTAACTCTAGTTCTACTTGTTGTTTCTTAATACTTTCATTTAAGAATTGTAGAAACATTTGTTTCTTGTGTTCTAGTCTAGCATTATACCCTCCACCAGCATTACAATATACTCTAAAGTTAAATGGCATTTCATACTCTTTACCTAGAAAATAATTAACCTTATTCATTATAAGATTATAACTCTTTAGCCTAGACTGAGGTTTACCAAATCTTTCAGTTGTATTATAAGGATCTACTACATAAGCATAATCCTCATCATCAATAATACCATTAATTAAGTTAAAGTTGTATTTAAACTTTTTATATCTATTGAAACTATTTGTTAATGTTTGGTTTACTCCTACACCAGATATACCTAAAGAACAAGCTTTAACCCAGTGTTCATTCTTTTCTTTAAAAGGAACTTTCTGTTTAGGAAATCCTACATAAGAGTTTAAATACCCTGCATCAGCAGTAGTTACTACACCATTTGCTCCCATTATTAACTATCTTTTAATAAGTCTACCTTCTTTATCATATCTTCTATTAAAAAAATCAAAGTAATTATCATTTACAATTTCTTTTTTAATATTCAAAGATAACTGAAGTTTTAATACTATACAAAGTTTAAGAGCAGACTCTCTATCTGTATTAACTCCTTCACCAGATGCTAGTAACTCTTTTAGTAGTCCTATAGAGTTAATAGACTTAATATTTATCTCACCTGTAAAGTTCTTTTCAAGTAACCAATTTCTAGTATACCCACACATCTCTTCTTTACCTTCTTTAGTAGCATGGAGACCATATTGATCTAATCTACCAACTCCTGCTTTTAAAATATTAGGAGCTTTAGCTAAAAAATGCAATTGATTTTTAGACTGCATATACACTTTAAAATTATTAAAGTTATTTTCATATAATGTAAAAGCATTGTAGAAAATAATGAGCCTTCTCATAATTTCATTTGTATCATTTAAACTTTCTTCTCTTCCTGTATATTCAGCAACTATTTCATCCCCTAGCATTCCCCTACTTACAATAACTAAAGAAGCTACTGAATTTGATTGAATTTCATGAGCTTTACCTTCTGCCTCAATAGGATCTAAACCTCCTACATAATTTAAAAAAGTAGTGTCTTGAGGTAATTTGTAAATAGTAACACAACCTTTTTTATTATTTGATTTTATAGGGTAATCACAATCTCTTAGTTTATTATCTAAATCTGGGTGAAAAGTAACTATACCTAGTTCATTACAATCAAGTGTTCCTCTTATAGCTAATTTATTTATTTCTCCATTTGGTAGAGATTCTAAATAACCTAGTTGTTCTTGGAGTTGTGCTGTAGGGTATTTATTACCATCTAAGGAAAGAAAAGCATGAGAAGGTGTTGCAGGATCATTTTGTAAAAACATATCCAATACAGAACTATCTTTAGCTGTTTTAGCAACATTATATTTATCTTGCCAAGCTTGTTTAGCTAATTCTTCATTTGTATTTCCATTACTATCTTTGTACTCACTTAGAACTTTCCATCTAGGAATAAAACAACCTATATTACCTTTATTTTCATAGATATCATTAAACACTAAACAATTGTAATCTTCAGGATTATAAAAAATCTCTTTAGCAGCTAAAGTAGCACCTCCTTTCATATCACCTCCTGTACCTGTAAGCCAGATAATTCCAAATTTATCTCCCTCTACTTCTGTACATTGTTTCAATTGTCCAAAAGTATCTAGTAGATTATTATGAAAACCAATCTCATCATCTAATATAAAAGCAGATCTAAATCCATTAGCAGCAGCAGGGTTACCAAAATAAGTAACATGTCTTATAAAAGAATAACTACCACCTTCTGTCCAGTTACCATCTACTTTTTCTTCATATTTAGCAGTTAGTCCTCCTGAACCAGCTTTTAAAGAACCTGAATATTTCTTCTTAATAGGGCTAGGGTAGCTTACTTTATTATAAGTTTGATTACCTCTCAACTTATCATAACCTATAAAAAAATCATCTACTACTTTATTTGAGTATTTACTATCAATTGATGAGATAACAGAGTTGCTTTTATAAGGAAACATTACTTCATACCCTAGTCTATCTTCTTCTGATTTTTTAAATTGTTTATACTTTACAAGGTCTTTTATACCATCTGTTATAAAAGTATATCCTATTAAACCTGAACCTAATTTAGTCTTACCTGAATTATGGTCAACTGTAAAATCAGATAATAAATATTCATTGTCTTTATCTAAAGTAAATCCAAAGTATTCATCAACTCTATCAAAAGTTAATTTAAAAGAAGATTTTAAAACATTTATTCTAGGATTGTAAGATGTTTGTTTTTTTCTATTTAATAGAGTTTTAAGATCTTTTAAGTCTCCACTAATAATTACTTCAAATGTTTGTTTACAACCCTTTCTATTTCTTATATTTTTATTAGCAAAATAACCTAATGATCTTGCGATATAAACACAATCATCTGCTATAGATTCATTTAATCCACAATAAATATCTATAGAATTATGTTTTTTATCTAAACAACCGTCTCCATCTATAATACCAGAAAGTAGTGAAATTCTTTGATTTATAGAACTTGTTTTATATATTTCAGGTATATGTTTATTGTTTATTAAATTGAGTTTTTTAAACGTACCTCTAAAATTAGAGTCATAGTTATAACACTCATAGCTAGTAAGTTTACTTCTTGTACATGGAAATATCTCTTTAATACTGTAATTAAACTCATTTTTTTTATAAAAATCTTCTATGTAGTCTTTTAAAATAATATCTGTGGTTTTTATACTAGTACAATTACTTCTACCATCTGCTAACCACAACCCTAAGTAATAAGGGTCAATGGGTAATTCTTTTGTTTTAAAAGGTATTTTTACACCGTTTAAATACCTGTAATAATTATTTGTAAAACTT